TATCTCCATGAGTTAACAACTTAAATTTAATTTTATTTTTTCCTAATGGAGTTTCAAAAGTAAATTCATTTGAGTTCTTAAATAAAGAAAAATCTACTTCTTTTGTTTTGATTTCAGATAAATCTACATTAGTTTCAACTGCTTTACCTAATTTTGAAGAATAAAATGTCATTTTGTATTCATGTCCATATCCCAACAATCTCGTTGCAAGAATAATTGCGTTTTTATCTCCAATAACAATATCGTTTGTATTTATACTTTTATCCACAATAATAGACTCAAATAATTTATCCAATACTACACCCTTTTTAATAAGGTTTTGATTGGAAAGAATATCCTCCTCTTTCGCAGTCATATATTTAATTTCAATTGTTCCACTGGATAGTGGATGATCCTTTGGATATACTAACCCCTTTGAAGGTAAATCCAGTATTTCGGTTGGAAAATCATATTTTTGTTGTTCCATAACTTAAATTATATTTTTTAGTTTCATATATAAATATATAAAGTTAAAAAAGTTAGAAAATAAAAAAACCCCTACTTTTGTAGAGGTCTTTTTTACTATTAATATAATTACTAAATTAAAACTCAAGTATTGCGTAATCGTAAGCAAGTCCTAATTCAATTGATGCAGGTTCATTAGAGTCAAATGAAAGGTCACCAAAGTTTACAGTTGTTAAGAACGCTCCCTTTAATTTCCATTGTTCAATCTTATCACCAACAGGTCCTAACATATAGATGTCAATATCCTTTTTGTAAAAATCAGCATATCCTCTTCTACCGGTAATGGACTCATGTCCTAAACGAACCCACTCCATTACTGCCTGTGCTCCTGATGGAACGATTGGGTCAAATAGAGTGATTGTAATGTCCTGCCATTCACCTTTACCTTGCAACTTTCTCTTCACGTTGATATGATCCATCGTAATAGTTTCAAAGTTAATTGAAGGTCTACTAGCTGCTTTAATCATATATGAAGGGATACCATCAATTTCCATGATGTATCTGTTCTTCATCTTTGGTTCAAAGTTCGTATAGAACATTTTATCAAATTCTAATATTTCTGCCATTTTTATTTTCTGTTTATTTTAATAATAAATATACTTTAATTATTTTTTCTATATTTTACCAAATTATGCGGAGAATGAAGCTCCAGTTGGTAAGATGTTGAAATCAATAACTATAAATTCTGCGGTTTTAGCAGGTTGTAAGAAGATTTGTCCAGCCAAGATGTTTCTATCAATTACATCAGGAGTGTTGTTAGTTTCATCCATTACAACATTAAATGCGTACAATCCTTGTCTTTGTTGAATTGCTTCAAGATATGGATTTACGGTGTTTAAGAACCTAGTTCTAGTAGTAGATGTGTTTTGCTCAAATACTAAGAACCTAGAAGTTGATGCAATAAATTTCTTAACTGTAATCAACAATCTTCTCACATTAATTCTATCTAATGCAGATGCTCTATCTTGAAGAGTTTTCTGTCCGTATGCCACAATACCTTGTCCAGGGAATGCCGCGATTGGATTTACTTTGTTTTCATATAGAGTATCTCTTTCAGAGTGAGTCAATCGGTTTAGAACATTAACTGCTCCAATAATACCACCTCTATTCAAACCAGCAGGTGCAAACCATTCTGCCGCTAATCTATCGTTAGATGCAAATACTGCAGGTAACAATACTGAAGGAGGAATACTTGCCAACTTATTTGTAGGAGCGATGATAGTTTTTACCCAAGGATAGTAAGTTGCTGCATAGTTGGAGTCAACTTGAGATGCTTGAAATGTTGCTTCAGAAATTGTATCAGTATTTGGAACACATCCAACAAAATCCGCGATATAGAAGCAATCTTGTCTCGCTTCAACCATATCAATTACTCTAGTAGTAACATTAGGATGCAATCTTCTTATAATTCCAGGAGTTACTACCATATTTATATCAAAATCATCAGGATTAGATACAGCTGCAATCGCTTTAGCGTATGCAATTGAACCACTACTTGCTGCGTTTGAACAATTAAATCCTTGAGTGTTATCGTTAGAAATATCAGTTCCCAATGCAGGTTTAATAACAGGGTTCATTCCATCAAATCCACTTTGAAATGCCAATACAAATTGTCGCTTTACCATATCAGATGAAGCAGAACCTGTCATTTCATAAGATAACTGAGAGTCAAATGAGAAATCAACATTAGAGCCTACACCTGCTCCAACAGGAATTGGTTTTAAGTATTGTGAATTGTCAATCTTTACACCAGAAGTTTCAAAGTCAAATCCACTGAAATTGATTGGAGATGAAGTATCGTTTGTAGTTGAGTTTGTTTGGAAAACAACTGCAGGTACTTTAGTAGCATCATTAGTAGTAGTGTATATTGTATTAGTATACGCACCATGTCCAAAAGGAGCTGCTGAAATTGGGAATGATCCTGGTTCAGAAACTTCTACTCTAATGTATTTTGATCTATTTCCATAATCACCGGTTTCAGTTTGCTTACCATTGATGTCAATAGTTACATTTCTATCACCAATTACTCTTGCAATATAATTTGGAGATGCTGGATCTAAGTTAACATTATTAAATGTTTCCAATACAACTTTTCTCTTATCAGTATCATCAAATCTTCTTACAGTTACACTAAATACAGAATAATCAGTTGAACCATCTTCACCAGCTGCTTTTACATTAGAAATACCAACTTTGAATTTGGTGTTGTATAATGTACCATCACCTAATGTATGAAATCTAAATAAACTAAATCTAGTTCCACTAATAGTTTGAGATTTTACAAACGGAGTTGAAGCATAAGTAGCACCTTGATTGAAATTCTGTGAAGGTAGTACTATTACACTTCCTGTTCCAGCACCTAGAGATTGAGATGCAAAATTCTCAAAATATGCGTAAGTGTATGCACCAACTCCATATGGAGACTCACCAAATACATCAGAAATATCGTTTATATCTCTAGGTAAAATAGAAGCGGATATTAAGTATGAACCACCAGATTGTGTAAAAGTAACACCGGTTGTTCCAAAACTAGCGGTAGGAATTGTCAATACAAATTTACCATCTTCAACTAGCTCAGTAAGAGTAGTTCCAGTAAATCCAACACCTTGATACAATCTATTAGTGTTGTATAATACACCTGCTATTTTCTCACCATTTGAACCAGATGCTACAATTGCCAAAGGTGCTGCTTGTACAAATCCACCAACACCACCAACTCTAACTACGGTTGCAACACCAGCTTCTCTTAAATAATTTTGAACTGCATAATCAGTATAATAAGTTCCATCAGGAGTTCCAAAAATCTCCTCAAATTCGGACTGGGTTCTAACGATTGTTGGAACGAATGCCGGTCCTTGCTTAAAAGGTCCTATAAATGCCGCTCCGATTTCACCAATTCCTTGTGATAGGAATGATAAATCATTTTCTCTTGTAAAAACACCAGGTGATACAATTCTTTCTGCCATTGTTTTTTATATTTTATTATTTTTTGCGTAATCCAAATTGAAATACACATATAAATATAACATAACATCCCAAAACACAAATTTATTTTTTATGTTTTGATTTTAGGTATTTACTAAAACGATTGATGTTAAATTTATTATAAATCAGCGTTTGGAGCAGGTGTTATTGAAGATCCACTCAATGGTGACCACGGTAAATCATTTTCAGTTAAAATAACAACTGGACTCTTAGTATCTCTAACCGATTTTAAGATTTGAGTATTGATGTGCTCCCAATATGTTGCACTTTCAAAAACTACACCTTTAACCCATGTCAATATTGTATTCTCATCCAATTCATTATATGGGGTAAATGAAGATGTATTTAAGTTTTCAACCTTAAATGGAGTTGCTCCAGTAAATGATCCACTATAACCATCACCATCCACGCCCTTCAAGTTCCAATTAGTTCCAATTACGATACCATCTAATCCACCACTATCAACTTTTCTTAATCCAGTAAGTTTCCATTCGTATGTCAAACCATAAATATTGTTTGTTTCGTTTAATTCTGCCATTTTATTTTTTGTTTAGTATAAATATATATTAATTATCAATTCCATCTTTATAATAATCCAAAGTTTTAAGATGATTATAAGCTTGTTCTATTATACTTTGAGTAGATGTTACATCTATTTCAAAAGTTAATAAACTATCAGTTTCCATTCTACCATCATATCCATAAGGAACATCAGTTGGATATACTGCCTTCATTGCGATTGGAACTTTTCCTGCATCTCTTGCTTCCTTAGAGGCATAAGTTGCCACCGAAATCTTTCCATAATATCCAGCTTTCCATGCATGATTTGGAGCGTTCTTAGGTCTCATCTGCTCAGTATCTGTTTCATCAACAACTCTTTTTATAGTATCAACCTTTACTATAACATGATATGCGGTGGATGCAGTCAATCCACTATTTAATTCAAATGTTTTAATTATTCCCATATTTTTTTAATTTATATTCCAGATGTTCCATTAGTACCCAAAGTAGAGATAGAACCAGTTCGCTCAACCATCGCTTCTTCGTAAGTAGGCATTACATAAGACCAAGGTGCTCCGTAAATACCATTTCTTTCAATTTTTGCTTCAACAACACTATTCATTTCTCTAAACTGATGAATAGTTAAAGTTTCTTTCAGCCAGTCTATAACTATATCCTTTGTTAAATTTTCAAAATTAATAAAGTTGTCTGAATTGGTATCAATTTCATTTATATCTTCACACACTGGTGTAGTCACATCTATAATGTATTCTTTTCCGTTTTTCAATACTCCATATTGCCATATAACTTCTAAAACAATATTAGTATCTACATCTCTTTTTAGATCAATAACATTGAATATTTTATTTTCCATAATTATCTATTTTTTAATATATTTATTTCTACTTGCATTTGTTCAATTAGTAGTTGTTGTTCCTGAATTGCTTTTGTTAATATCGCTATCAAACCTCTATCCTCAACTCCCCACGCAGTATTTTCAGCTTTAGGTTCAATAGCAGACTCAGGAGATACTTCATAAACTTCTTGTGCAAAGAAACCAGCTCTTCTATCTGGATTTTCCTGATTAACATATTTCCAATAGTAGTATCTAGGTTTTAATCTCATTACCAAATCAATACCATTTTCAATATACCCATCCTCAACCTTTAATGTTGCATCAGAGTTACTATGTGTAAATACACTCCATACATTCCAGCTTCCAGCTACATGCGTTCTAAAGGCGATTTCATAAGAAGCACCAGTCATTCCCCATACAATCTGACCACCCCATACATTACCATCCGAAGCACCACCTCTATGCCTAACATTAAGTATATTATACCAGTGGGCACCAAATGGTCCCGTGCCATCATTAACATATCCGGTTGATGAATATGAATACCCAGTTTGACTGTTAAGAGAAATAGTATCCTGATTAGGAGCTCTCGTTATATTTTGAGTGTTTACATCGGCAGAGTTTCCAGA